GGGTAGATAACGAAAGTGATACAGACAGAATAGCAATGATTGTTTGTATTCGTACAGAAATGTTTAAGGATAAGAATGCACACCGTATCTGAACAGTTTAAAGAGTTACAAGGTACTTTTGAAGTAGATTTAGGAACACAGCATCATTTCTCTAGCGGAGTGTACGCTAAACAAATGAGGTTGCCTAAAGGATATTTTGCTTTAAGTCATGCTCATGAGTACGACCACTTAAGCATTCTATCGTCAGGTGAAGTAATTGTTAAAACAGATGAAAAAGCAATAAAGTACACAGCTCCAGCTTGTATTACTATCAAGAAGGGGTTACACCATTCTGTTACTGCATTAGAAGATACAGTATGGTTTTGTATTCACGCAACAGAAGAAACTAATCCAGATCAAGTAGATGAGGTATTAATTATGAAAGAAGGAACTTAATATGCCATGGGGAGCAGCCGCAGCAGCTACTGCAACAATAGCAGGTTCATATTTATCAGGTCAGGCTGCAAAGTCTGCTGCTAATACATCCGCAGACGCACAACGATACGCAGCCGATCAGTCAGCACGAGCTGCAGCGTTCAAGCCTGTAGGTGTTAAGACTAATCTTGGAACATCTAACTTTACTGTAGATGAATACGGTAATATCTCTCAAGCTGGATATACTCTTGATCCTAGACTACAGAATATTCAGAATAACATCTACGGACAAGCTGGCGCTTATAACCCAGAGGCAGTAGGTCAAGCTGCACAGCCTTTGATGGGCGGTGCTGCGAGTGCGTTTAATCTTGGTCAACAATATTTAGCTACTTCTCCACAGCAAGCATCTGCAGACTGGATGGCTCAGCAACGTGAACTACTAGCTCCAGGATATGAACAGCAATTAGCTGGTATTCGTAATTCACAGTTTCAAACAGGTCGTACTGGTTTAGCTACTGGCGGTACTTCTGCAGGCAATTTAATGCAGACTAATCCTGAGTTGGCTGCTTTCTATAACGCTAAAGCACAACAAGAACGTACACTTGCTTCACAAGCGGATGCTTACGGTCAAGAACGTGCTAAGTTTGGTCTTGGTTTATTTGGTACAGGTGGTTCATTACTTGGTCAAGTTCCTTCACTCACAAGCCAAGGTTACGGTCCACTACAGACTCAATTGGGATTGGTTGGAAGCATCGAAGGCATGGGTCAACAACCCTTCGACTTATCTACTGCATTGGGTGCAAAATCCGCTACAGCAGGTGCTAACGTTGGTAAGTCATTACTTGAAGGCGGTACTAACGCTGCTAGAACACAGCAAGCAGGTAATTCTTATTCTTTAGGTGGTTCTTTATTACAAGGTGTTGGTTCTAATAATGCACTTAATAGCTGGTTTCAGAATCAGATAAATCAACCTAACTACAACAACTGGCAGACTTCAGGAGATAATACCTTCTTTGGGTCAAACAGTAATGGTCAAGGAGCTGGTGAAGCTTACAGCGGTTTTAACGCTTCAATCGGATTATAAGGAATAAAGATGGCTGATAATTCAATAGTACAAGGACTATTTGGTATTGACCCTGCGTCCTACCAGATGCAACAGCAGGCTAATCAAGAAGCACAAGCACTTAAGTTTGCTGAGCTTAATCCTATGCAACAAGCACAATACGGAGCATTCCGTGGCGGTCAGATGATTGGTAACGTTGGTGCAACATTGTTAGGCGGTAAAGATCCAATGTTAACTAAAGCAACTGAACTTAAACAGATTGCTAGTCAGTTTGATACGACTAACCCTGCTGGTTTAAGACAGTTAGCTAATGCTTTAGTTCAAGCAGGCTACCCAGAGCAAGCTCAGATGGCAATTATGTCGGCTCAGAAGATGATGGAATCACAAGCTACTATAACTTCTAAGACTCGTGAACATTTATCTAATATGGGTAAACTTCAGTCTGAACGTGATCGCTTGTTATCTGTTAATCCTAATGATCCACGTATTGCAGAATACAATAAAGCAATTGCTGCTGAAGGATCTAGTAGAACTCCTAGTATTTCTGTAGATGCTAAGATGTTTGACTTTGGTGCTGGTCGTAGAGATGTCTTCTTAAAAGAAGTTAATCCTCTTATTACCCAAGGAGCTGCTGTAAACCAAGGTTTAACTCTAATTGACCAAGGTACTCCTTTTGCTCAGGCTGCTTTTGAAAACACAGTTGTAACAGCTCTTGGTGGTGATAAGCAAAAGTCTCGTGAGGAAATTAAACGACTTATTAATACTGGTGATTTACCTACTCGTTTTAAAAATAGTCTAGGTAAGTTCCTTGAAGGTAAAATTACTGAAGAAACTAAAGAAGACCAGAAGAACGTTCTTGAAGCAATTCAAGGTAATTTAAAGCGTACATATACAGCAAAACGTGATACAATATTGAAAGCCTCTGCTGGTGTTCCTGAGCTGCGTGGTCAAGAAGACTTCATTGCTCCTCCTTGGGAAGCAACTGTAACAGGTAGCGGAGCTGCTCGTGGTCAAAAAGCTTACACAGTTGGCGAGACATTCAATACTAAAGCATATGGTCAACTGAAAGTAACTAAAGTTGACGCTAATGGCAATATTCTTGAAACAGTTGATTCTAAAGGTAACGTAGGGACACCTAACAAATAATATGGCTAATTTCACATTTAGTTTAAGCGATGTAGTACCTGAATACATGAAGACACCTGCTGAGCCAAAGCCTTCAGAGGCTAGGCTTATCGGTGAACAAGCTATTGAAGGACCTCTTCGTGAGACTGTTGCTGCTCTACCTTGGGCTCAAGCAGCTACTGCGTATGCTCCATTGTTCGGTTATCCATCAGGATATGACATTACCCCAGAACAGGCTTTAACGACTGCTAGACAGACTTTTGGTCTTTCTGGGCAAGAGCCTAATACTATGCTCGGAAGAGCCGCTGGAGCTGCTGTAAGGACCGCTACAAGCCCTTCTACATACTTCACTTCTCCTTTGTTTGGAATGCCAGGAGTTGTTCCAACTGCAATGACATCAATTCCTAGTGCCGCTGGTGCTGAAATTGGTGGTGAAGTAGGAGGAGTTCCTGGAGCTATTGCTGGTGGATTCCTAGGTGGTTCGTATTCATTATTCTCACCGACTAACTTAGCATTAAACGGTTCATCAATCTTTAAAAACCTAAAGAACTCTGCTAGTGCTGGTGGAACACTAAATGATTTAACACAGGCTGCTGGTAATAAACGAGCTGCTGGTGTGGCTATTAAAGCACTCGAATCAGATCCCGAGATCAATGCTAACTTGCTCCGTGCAACTGAGATTGAACGACTGACAGGAGTTAAGCTGCCTGCTCCTGCAGCGACACAAGGCTCTAACGTAATCTTGCAAGAATCTCGTTCACAGGCTGCTGCTGATCCGTCTGGCTTTGGTGCTGCAATGCGTCAACAAGAACTAGATGCTAAACAAGCTATCCTAGACCGTGCTAAAGCATTGTTTGGAAAAGCTTCATCTGAGCGTCTCTTAGAAGCTACAGCTCAGCCAGCATCTGCAACCAAGAGCTTGACTCGTCGTCTGACTGATATTGATGACGAACTTGCTGCAATCGGTAATCGTATTGATAGTGTCGATCCTACACAACTTGGTAACAGAACAATTAATTTAGTTAAATCTAAAGAAGCTATTGCTCGTAAAGAAGTAGCTCCGTTATATGAGACTTCATTAGATGATGCCACTGCAGCAGGTATTAAATTAAACCCAGACCAGACAGGTCGTTTGTATAGTTTTGTTAATAACGAAGTAAACCAAAACATATTTAAAACTTTCCCTAGCATCTACAGCAAGATTACATCAAAGTTTGCACCTGAAGTGTTAGAAGACGGTACTCAGGTATTTAAAGATGCTAGTGTACGTGACTTAGATTCACTAAAGCGTGGTATCAATGAGGCTTTGCGTGGTAATGCTAGCCTAGATACTCGTCGTATTCTAAATAACTTAAAGTTTGAGCTAAACAGTGTTGTTGATGAACTCCCAGCTTCATTTAAGACTTCTTATCGTGGTGCTGATGCTGAGTACTTGCGTAAAGTAGGTATTCCATTTGAAGCTAAAGCAATTGAAGAGATTGGCAGCAAAGGCTTTGTTGAGCAAACTGTTCCTGTCTTGACTAAGAATCCTTCAGCTTTAAACCAGTTCTTAGATATTGCTGGTAACGAAGGTAAAGACATTGTTCGTGATTCGTTTATGTACGACTTAGCTAAGACACCTAACTTAATCAACGCAGATGGTGCGGTGAATCCTAAGATATTAGACCGTTTCCTTGCTAAGAACAAAGATACATTAAAGATTGTTCCTGAGATTGCTGATGAACTTCGTGGTCTATCAACAGATTCTAAGATGCTTCTTAATACACAAGCTAAGTTAAATAACTTGCTTAAGACTGAGCAAAAACGTGAAGCTGAGACTTTGTTTAGTCGTATCGGTAACGAGAAACTAGATACTGTTGTTGGCAGATTCTTGACCATCCCTAATGAACGTGCTCAGGTTATGAGTGAGTTGAACAAGAATCCTGAAGCATTGAAAGGATTTAGAGCATCGGTATTAGAAGGCTTAACTGCTAGCGGTAGAACATACGATGATTTCTTAAAGAATAAAGATGCGTTAGATACTTTATTTGGACCAACATACATTAAGAATGTCGAAGCCTTAGCTGAAGCAACTCAAGCACTGTATTCTAATCCACTTAAGTTAAACATTCCTTTATCTAGTATCCGTAAAACACAGTTTGAAGAAGTTCTTGGGATGCCTCCTGAACAAGCAGTTGCATTAGCACGTAGGCAGATTACTTCTCCATTCCAGAAGGTTACGATTGGTTTAAGTAAGTTTTTCCAGAACAATGCCAACAAAGCTGAACGTGCTGCGATTGGTGACTTCTTGTTAGATACCGATAAACTAAAACAGACTGCTGCTTTGTATAAACAGATTGGTGCTACAGAAGATACAGAGAAGATTAAGTCTTTAGCTGGTAAGGTGCTACAGTACACTACTGGACAAGTTGCTACTCGTGGTTCTTACGGTGCTTACTTAGGTGCGATTGGAGATTTCGGTAATCAAGAACAAGCTCCAGCAGTCACTCCTCAGCCAGAGATGCAGTTTAACTTTGCTCCTCCCAATCCCATAACACAATAGTACTAACTAAAAAGCCCTCTTTCGAGGGCTCTTTTGTTTCTAGATGCTACATCCTCCAGCAGTACAACTTAACATCTGTGCTCCTTCCACATTGTCGTCGTACTCTTTGAAGTTCTCCCAATCAACTGTAGTCGGTACTAATGACTTCAATCGGTTGTAAGCCTCTTCATCACACTCTTCATACGGTGCTTGTTTGTATGTTCCACCATCCATCGGTAGGAACGACACACCAGTTACCTCATCAAAGTGCTTGAATGTCCAAGCCCCAACATCCATCCATTCGTTTTCTAAGACAGAGATAGTCACTGAAGGCTTGTGCTCACAGTAGTGACGCTGGAATATTAACCACAACTTCAAGTGCTGGATAGCAGACAAGTCTTCACGCAACAAACCACCTTCAGCAACTTCTACAGGAAAGCTAAATACTGTAGTTGACTCTGGCTTCATTACGCATGGCTCTGCTACAAACCCAGCTTGAATCATAAACTGTGTTAGTGGATCTTTGTTATCAGCTCTGACACGTCGTATATAATACTTGCTATGCTGAGGATGAATACCACTAGCAGTGCTGCAGAGCTGAGATACAGTACCTTCAGGCTTAACTGCGGTAACGGCAACGGACTGGTTAATACCAATAGCGTCAGCATAGAAAGCGTTAGTGTTGACAGCCAAATCACGTAATGCCTCCAATCGTTTAGGTAACTCTAAATCATCAGGATTGTTAAGTAAAGTGTTATCACAGATACCAGTCATTGATACACCAAGCAAAGCTTCTTCTTCAGTGTTCTTTTGCCAGATCTTACGCAAATAAGGGAAGTCTGTTAACGATGCTTGAAAAGTACCAAGAATGGTCGCCAAACGAATCTTATCAGCGATGCTGTCAAAAGTATCGTCAGAGCGAATGATACAAGAAGACAGATTACAGAATTGATAAGGACGGAGTATGATTTCGCTACATGGATTTGTCCCAAAGTCATAAGTCGAATCTCGTCGTCCATTCTTAGCAGCTTGCACCTTAGAAGCATCACGATTGAAGATACCACGCTCACCAGAATGTGACTCATAAATAGAACTCCATTCCCTCATAAATTGACCAATAGATGGTGTTTCTTCATACGTAGCTGAGTTATTAGCTAATGCACGTTGACCTTGACCATCCCACCAGTTACCTGCTTTAGCGTGAGCCATCTTGTCATCAGATAAGTCTGACAATGAGATCATGGCTGACCGTCTGACTCCACCCACAACAACAACTTCCCCGATCTTGCAGAGAATATCATGACACTCAAGGGAAGTGAGACGACGACCTGCTGCACCTTTAAATTTGGCGACACAAAACTTATAAAGTTCTTCCAGAGGTCCTGGTCCAGATGCTCTTCCACCGAATGTCTTAAGACGTGCTCCTGCAGGACGAACTCTTGATACGTCGAACTTTGGAATCTCGCCAGCGTACAAAAGAGCCAAGAGCTGTCGAAGCGATTTCGCCCATCCCTCTTTAGAATCCGACACAACAATAGAAGTCTTACTATCAAACAACTGCTCTGGCACTTCAGGTAATTTCTTAACATACTGTTGCTCCACAGAGAAACCGACACCAGTGCCACAGAGAAGGATATACATCGCTTCGTCAAAGGCTTTAGGGTCATCAATAGGAAGATAAGAACAATTGAATGCAGCCACGTTCTGACGCTCTAGGGCAGGTCCTGCTGTCATTACTGCTCTCATACTAGGTACTACAGATAAATCGTTTACCGCTTGTTCTAACTCAGCACGTAGTTCTTTTGTGAGTGTGTAGTTCTGCTTTGTTGCTAGGTGTTTCTCCATAAAGTCAAAGTAACGTGCTACTGTCTCGTTCCAGTGTTCTCTACGTCCTTTATCGTCCAGATACCGACTGTATCGGCTCTTAGCAATGAAGGTGTTGTAAGGGGTCATCTTATATGTCATTCGACTTCTCTTTCTAAATTATCAGCATTATCTTCAATTCGATCCATAAAACGATCAACTAATTCTTCACTACTTATATCTAACAACTCCAACAACTCCACTTCTGGAAGTTGTTTGAGTCTGTCAGCTATGTCAATTAATGTTAAAGCCATTTCATGCAGTCTCCTTGTAATACACATCGTACACACTATCATAGTTAGCTAACAAATACTCGATATAGTGTTTAGCTTTTTCGAGGTCTTGTTTACCAGCTTTTTTAGGGAAACGAAGTATGTATTTTACCACATTTGCTGACCAAGGGTCAAGCTTATATTGCATAAAAATGTCCCAAGGTTGGACGGTTGCACCTTTATAGTGCGTACCTCCTACCTGTTTAGCCATTACATCGCCAGCATCTTCCATTCCTGCAGATAAATCAGCTACTTTAGCAGCTAATCTAGCTTTACGGAAAAACTCTGCTGCTTCATCTTCAACAAATCCATACGGATAAGGCATTGAAACTGGACTATCCATGATGTTTTACCTCTACAGTTTTCTTAGTTGACTTAGTACCTTGTGACCAGCTACCACATCCCTTGCATTGGTAACGCTGATAAGTTCCAGTAGTTGAGATTGCTGTACCACGCTTTTGAAGATGATGAGAACCACAAGTAGGACATACGACATCATCACTAAACAAGTTACGATTAGGATGAGTTTTAATCCAAGGCAGGAGTTTATGATATAGATTCTCCAGCAATACTACGTCCTGAATATTGTACTCTTCCATTCTCTTCCAAGCATCTTTATCACCGTTCATACACTTCACCCACAACGCATGTCCTTCGTGCTCGTGTTTACTGCCAAGACCTAATCGCTGTGCTACGTAGTCCAGCTTGTTACTAGGAAAACGAAAGTTGCTACGAACAACACGAAGTAAGTCAACTTGTTTATAAGGCGATGGTGGATTAAAACCATGTAGTATAAATTCCTTGTTAAGAGTAGGAATGTCAAACTTAGTACCATTGTAATGCACGACTGCATCTGCAGAGTCGAGAAGTCCATGAATGCCTTTCAACATAGCTTTAGGTTTAGATTGGTGTACTGAATCAAAGAACAAATCTTCTGATCCTTCCCACTTTGCTGCATAGCACAATACATAGGATGATTCCATTAACTGATTGATGCTTACATTCTGTTGCCACAAACCCCACACATGAGCTGTGTTAGGGCTGGACTCAATGTC